AAGTATGCCAGCGGATGTAGCGTGAGATTGAAGACCTCCGTGTGCAGATACAACAGTGTTGGCACTGACACTACCTGACTGGCTAGAAAGACTTGATGTCCTGCCTACAAGGGCGTTGCCTGATAGGTAGAGGTCTTTGAAGCGAGCGCTTGAAGCACCCAAGTCAGTAGTGTTGTCGCTCAGGTCACCGTCACTGTTTTTAACAGGCAGTACAGCCTTAGATGATGCGGCAAATCTTATTGCTGCGTGATTGTCATCAAGGCCACCAATGCGTATGTCGCCTGATACTGTACCAATACTACCTACGGCTGTGCCGTCTTTGCGGAAGTCTACGATAGTGCCGTCAGTTGACAGTCTGTTTAAAGACATCACTGTTTGACCTGATCGGGAGTGAACAGTGTATCCAGAGCTGAATAAATTATGTCCTGATACAGATGAAGAAGTGTTTATCGTAGTAGCAGTAGTACCCACCAACAGGTTGCCTGATGCGTCTATGCGGAGGCGTTCTGTGCCGTTTTGATAAAGACTAACAGGATGGTTAGTGCTAGACCCTATCCTAACATCACTATCTTGTACTGTCTGTATAAAGGCTTTGGTACTTTCACTATTAGATTTAACTTGAAAGTTTGTGTGTGATGCCCCTTTTACAGTTAGGGTACTATCAGGGTCTGCCTCACCAATACCCACGTTGCCTTCCGCCGTCACTATGAGTTTTTGATTGTTAGCTGGCGAAACTACAAAATCATCGCTTACGAAGCCTATATAATTATTAGTCTCGTCAGTATTTTTAAATTGTAAATATTGATAGCTATTACTGCTTTCTAAAAGCGCATTCAGCCCATTAGTAGTCTGAACAGTAAGCCCATCCATCGTGGCTGTGCCAGTAACGTCTATGCCTGTGGAGGTGGTGGCTAGTTTGGTGTTGTTAGTGTGCTTTAAAACACCAGCGCCCGACTTGCCCTGGATAGAGTCAACAGTCGTGTCCAGAGTGTCCAGGTTGGTGTTTATCTTGGTTCCCCAAGTATCTTCTGAAGCGCCGACTTCTGGCTTGGTCAGACCATAATTGGTTGTAGTTGTATCAGCCATTTAAGCGGCCTCCCATAAAGTTGTATATTCAGCCACATCGGCCCATTCGTTAGCAGCACTTGCTACATCTGCATAAGTTGCGTCATCTCCAGGGCTGTCTGTCCATAGAATAGACCCGGAAATACTTAATGATGCCGACGACGACATAACAGTCACGCCACCAGCCGTAATATTGCCAGACATAACCGCCTGGCTTGTTGCTGCAATCGCCGACTCGGCAACTACTATCGTAACCGCATTTGCTGTTGCAGACGACGCAGCACTTACTGCCGATATGCCTTGCTGTATCCTGGCGCCTGCAGATGCCACGGAAGAGGTCGCCGATATAGATAGCTCGCCTCCCCGTATCGCAATACCTGCACCTGCAGTAGATGATGCAGCCGCAATAGCTGACCCAGCCTGCAATATAGCTTGTGGGTCTGCTTGCGTTGTAGAGGTTACCGCAATCGCAGCCGAGTCCTCTCGTACAGCCTGGCCTGAGCTAGATGTAGACGCCGCTGCAGCTATAACGCAGCTAGCCTCTTTTACAAACCCAGCAGTAGCCGATACGGCAGACGTGGCTGCTATTACAGCCGCGCCATCCTCTAGGTTAGCAGTCGAGTATGCAGCCTGCCCGTATTTATATACGCCATAGAGCATATTAGTCTAGCGTGATATCCAGGTCGCCAGCAGGGATGCGGAACACGTCACCAGTAGCAATTGTCTTGCTTGCAGTCAGTGCGCCATAGGCTAGCAGGTTGCCGCTTGTGGCTGCGTCGAATACGCCGACGTGGGTAATAGTTCCCCAGGAGCCTGTAGCTGTTGCCCACTCTTCTGCAGATGTGTTGCTAGCAGTGTTTCCCGATACAGTAAATGCTGTAGCCTGGCGAGCATAGCCGCTACCTGACAGCTCTGTACCGCCGCCTGTATCACTAGGCGCTGAAGTGTATAGTCCAGTGTATAAAGTCCCTGGCGCTGTGTAGGCGTTGCCACCAAACACATGGTCCAGGACCTCTGTTTCTAAGAAGTTTGAAAAGCTCATCCGAGTCCTCGTATTTTAGTTGTCAGGCCAACACCAGAATAAGCTGCCTGTTCAGAAGTTAAGTTTAGTTTGTCTACCGCCTCACCATACAATCGAGCCCACACCTCAGCCCGGCCATCTTCAGCCAGGTATGGTGCAGAGTTCAGTAGTGAGCCGTACAGGTAGATGTCTGGATATGATGTCAGCAGCCAGTTTGTAGTCGCGCTGTCGCTGAGAGAGGGTATCTGCTGGATGTATAGCAACTCAGCAGCATATGAGCCGTCAGGGGTAGGGAATACCTCAAACTGGCCCTCAGAGTGGGCATAGTATCTTGGCTTGCCTGCTACATTCTCTGAGCCCTGGCGCTTGTCAGCCATGGCCTGAGTGCTTAACAGGTCCATCGCAGAGGTGTTCTGGCCGGTCAAATGCAGGCGTATAGTCTCAACCCAGTCGCCTGGCTTGGTTAGGTACTGGCCGTCAATTGTAGTCGATGCCCTGTTCTCCATCTGCCAGTGACGGATGTCTCTGTTCATCCTGGCCTCGCCCAACGCAATAAAGGTCGGGATCACAGAAGTCAGGTCAGACCTGTTCAAGAAGTCTGCCATTGACGACTGCAGCTCGCTGTATGTGCTTATTGCCATTATGGCCTCCAGTTATTGGGCCGATTATACCATTAAATGGGGCTTAATAACCCGCCAATCAATCTAGCCTCGTCCCTGGCCCTTTGATCCCTCTCATCCACAAAGCTGTAGTCTAGAAGGCCGCCCAGGCGATCACGCAAGGGGGTGCGCTTTGGCATGGTCATAGTGGATATGGCTGTAGGAAGCTGAGACACAAAGTCTACTGTATCGACAGCCCCCTCAAGGGCTCCCATTCCCATCTCACCAATGGTCGGCAGTATCTGTGAACGGCGGTATGCAGCCAGCTCTGGAGATACCTGGCCAAATGCAGCAGACCCCATGTCACGCAACCTAGCGTCCTCACGCATCAGGGCGTCAAACTTCTGGGCTTCTGCTGCCTGGTCTCTCTGGTTAATGTTGGCGTACTCGTTAACCATGTCGCCAAATGATTGCTCCTGCACTACATCTGCTGCTTGCGCTTGCTCTGTTCCCAGGCCGCCTGATAAAAGACCTGCTGCAACTGGCATGGACACGCCGTACTTTCTTGCTATGTCCACGGTTGCGTCATCAAATATGACGTAGTTGCTTGTGCGGCCTTTTGGAGAGAATCTAGTTTGTGCGTCAGCGTACTTGATGCCTTTGACCCCAGACTGTCGCAATGCCTCTGATGCCGACTTCGCTCCAGTTAGATCAGACGTCTCGCTGGCAAGCTCTCTTGCCAACTTGTTATATGCCTCAGCGCCAAGCGGCCCGGTATTTTGCAGCACCGGCTTGTTAGCTTGACTTAAAGCCTTTTCAACTGTCTCTGCCGCAGGGAATCCTTCTACCGCATAGCGATACGCCGGATTGTCTGACAGAGTCTTTTTAACATCGTCTGCCGTAAAGTTTGGCATTGGCGCTGGCTTAAAGCTAAACGCATTTTGCACTTGCTCACTCTGCTCACTTAATGGCGCGTCAAAGTCCAACAGCTCTTCAGGCTGGGCATCAATGTCTACCTCATACATCCTGCCAAAGTTAACAGGCTCTCCGCTTTCATTCCTGAATGCTTCCATTTCATCTGCAAAGTCTGCAGCCATTTCTCGATAGTCATCGTCATAATCAGAATCGCTTGCAATGTTTCGGAAGTCTTGGGGGGTGTCGTGATTCATGGCCTGTTGCAAAAACTCCATGCGCGTGTAGTCGCCAGAGTTCTCAGCCATCTCATTTTGCATCGCTAAGTAATTCTCAAACTCATAATCGCGCGGAGTTAACGCATCTCGATAGCTTAAAGCTGTAGGCTCTCGCTCCGCAAAGTATAGGCCATGCCCGTATTGTTGCGCTCCCTCACCCGTACCAATGCTTTCTGTCGAGAATCGGTCAAAGTCATGCGGCGAACCGTGATAGGCTCTGATTTTATTTAGCAGACCGGCTGCACCAGCCTCAGCTTCTTGAGGTGCTAGCGTGGCAAGAGCTCCAGCACCTAATAGACCTACACTCGCCCCCCCTGCCAGTAAATTAGATGACTCTTTCTTTGCGGGATCAAATGCGGCGTTGACTGAACGGTATTGTGTAGGATCAAACGCAACCATTGTTGATTGACCGTCAGCATCTGGCAGCTTTAGACCGTCGTACCCTTGGCCAATCAGTTCATCAATACCAAACTTATCGTATTCATCCCACCCTGCCGGGTTGTTAATACGGTGATACATCTCCTTAATAACGCCCTTACCTTGCGCACCTACATCACCAGACTCTATTGCCGCTTTGTCTGTAGTAGACCAAAACTGTGAGCCGATAGCGCGGTCAGGATCAAACGCATCAAAATCTGATGCCGTTCCATGATAAACAGGAGTATCAGTATCAAAGCCTTGATCCCTGGCTCTTGCCAGCCGCGAATAGTAATCCATAGGAAGCTCACCAGGCAGCGGTGGATTGCCATAATTTTTTGCAGCCTTCGCAAGCGCCAACAAACCTTTAACAGCCATAACTAAATCCAGTCAAGTCACAAAGGCCCGATTATATCATATTGACTACACAATGCCTTGCAGGTTACGACGTAGTGGCTCACCCCAGCTAGATGATGTGGGCTTGTACCCAACAGCCAGGTATCGCAACGCATCGGCGCAGTGAGAGGTCCAATCGTGTAGAGGTCGTCCACGCCAGGTCATACCCTTGTCGTCATAGTCTCGACGGTACTGCCGGATAGCATCAATGCCTCTCTCGCACTTCTCCTCATCGAACCAGCACCTGGGGAGCATGGAGCGCACAGATTGTATACCATCATCAACCATCAACTGCGGAGCTATAGTGATTGGCCTCACCCCCAGGGCGCCAAGTGTCTCCAGGCGAGACTTACCTGAGCCTAGCTCCCTTACCCTGACATCGTGCGGCAGCACATGGCTCTCGTATACATAGCCCTTTGAGTTTAACAGGGCGACATAATGGTCCAGACCTACACCGCTGCTCTCATAGTAGTCGATAAGGCGCACCTCAGCCCCTACAAACTGCGCAAACCAGATAGAGGTACTATCGCCTACCCCCAAGTCCCAGGCCGTTACAACGCCAAGAGCGCGGTCGTATGGCACGTTGGTTAGCCTGCCCTCAGCTTTGGCCTCTCGCATCTCTACAGCGTAGTAGGCGCCATCGGCGTGTATCTTCATCTCCCCGTCCCAGACATGGCCATAATCATCCGGGCGCAGCTTAAAGTCTTCTTTGCGCTCGTTGTCTAGGACCTTTGGGAAGTAGGGGTTATCCTGCCAGTTGATCTCGCATATCTTGCTGTCCTGGGGAGGGTTGACGCGGAAGCGCCTATGCGTTGCTGAGTGCTTGGTCTCAGGGTTCCAGGTAACCCATATCTCAGAGTCGTCCTCTCGGACAGTTGGGATTAGCTTCTGCCAGGCTGCATCAGATACACCCTCAGCCTCATCTACCCAGGCGATAATGATCCTGGCCTTTGACTTAATCGAGTCCA